TGTATCTTGACCCAGGTTGTCGGATCGGACATCTTGAGGAAATGGTGGCGAGTTTTGATGAGGATTTGAAGCCAATTCATGTGTATCCTTGCGACTGGCAGGAGGATGCAAAATGCGACTAAAGTTTCTTCGAACGTGGCGGCGGTTCAAACCGGGACAGGAAGTCGACACGCTTCCCGATGGTGTGGCGACGACGCTGATAAGGGTGAAAACTGCGGTTTTGGTTGGAGGTACAAACAATGTCACTGTCGCAGTCATCGCAGAAAATGGAGTTGAGTCGGCCAACGGTGGTGACAGGTCCGACGACCGAACCGATAACAGTGGCGGAAGCAAAGAGACAGCTATTCCTGTCGGAGTCGGACACAAGCCAGGACGCAGAACTGGCCAACCGAATTCAAGCCGCCCGTGAGCAGTGGGAGCACGACACCGACAGCGTACTGTTCACACAAACGCTGTCGGTGACTTCTGAGCAATTTGGCGGGCGACAGATTGAACTCGACAGCAGGCCGGTCACGTCGATCACGTCGCTAAAATACTACGATCCCAACGATGTGCTGACGACGTTCTCGTCCAGTAAGTACAGCCTAAACGCAGCGGATGGCGAGATTGAATTGGACTGGGCGGAATCATGGCCCGTGACTTCGATTCGCTGGGACGCTATCACAATCACTTACGTCGTCGGCTATGCGACAGCGGCGACGATACCGGCAATCGCAAAGCAGGCTATGCTTTTGCTGATTGCGTACTATCACTACGGCAATCGCGGTGATAACGATCGTCCAAACGATTTACGAGCGTATGAAAATCTTGTGCGGCGGTACATGCGGAGCAGCTACCCATGAGAGGCTACCGACCACAACGATTTCACCTTGGCGAAATGCGAAGCCGCATCACAGTTAAGAACGAGACGACGACACAGGATTCCGCTGGGCAGCCTGTTGTTACGCTTGCAACGTGGCTCTGTGACGAGCCTGCAAGGTGGGAGCCAGTGGCTGGAACTGAAGGAGCGAAAGGGCGACAGGTTGAGGCTGGAATCGCGGCTGTTTTTACTGTTCATTATCGCGAGGGTTACACGCCAAAAATGGAAGTAGTTTGCGACGGGCAAACGTACGGCATCGTCTATGTGAATCCTGTGGACGGGATGAATGCGTATCGCGAACTGCATTGCAAAGCGGTGGTGATCTAATGGCAAGACCGCAAAGACAATCAGGCGCAACAGTTGGCGTTGGGTTGCAGATGCTTAACGGCAACGATCTGATAAAGCAACTCGAATCGTTGGCAATTCAGGTGCGCGAAGTTGTTGGCAAGGACGCTTTGGAAGCCGGAATGAAGCCAGTGCAAGGTGCTGTGATCGCATTGACGCCCGAAAGCAGCGTCACGGGCTCACGCAAAAAACAATCGGCAAAAACACGGCAGAAGTGGTCAGGTTCGAAAAAACTTAAGTCAGTCATTCGCTCTGTGGTTCGCACTCGCAAACGAGCCGGCATCACGGCGGGCATGATCGGGCTTGTTGGGCCGTCATACAGCGAGGGCGGCGGACATGGAAATCTGTTCTCGAAGGATCACAAGCGGCGGGTGCTGTGGGGCCGGGACGGCGGATCTGTTCGCGTTGTCAATCAGTTCGTCAAGCGTGCCGCTGATCAGTCACGCGGCGCGGCAGAAGCTGCGGTCGTGCAGTCCGTGAAATCTGGAATTGAAGCAGCAGCGAAGGCAACAACGAATGGCTGATCTTGGAACAGCAGTGCGAGGGTATTTGATCGCGAACGCCGGGGTCGTTGCCCTGACGGGACAGCGGATCTATCCAGACGTACTGCCGCAAGGTTATACTGTGGCGACGGGCGGAGCATTGACATACACTATAATTGACACAGTTCACGAACACCTCATAAACGGGTTGTCGGGAATTGCCCGGAGTCGGATTGAGTTTGCTGCATTTGCAGGGACACGAGCGGCGGCAAACGTACTGGCAGAAGCCGTGCGAGCTTCCGGGCTTGTCGGAACAGTTGGAACGGTGGGTGGCGTAGTAATTGAGTCGGTAATGATCGACGGCGGAATTCAGACGCTGGACGAGATGCCGACAGACGGTACACAGGATCACCGTTACTTTACGGTGTTCGATTATCTTTTTGCATATCAGGAGACTTACTAAATGCCAACCGGAACACGTTTCAAAACAGGCAATACAGCCACACTTACGCTTGCTGGAGTGCTCACTACCGGCGTCACAACATCATGGGTCGGAAACATCATCTCTATCAATCCCGGTGAGTGGACGATCGGAGAGCGTGACGTTTCGCTGTTACTCGACACAGGATTCCTGCGAGTCGATCCGCATGACCTAGCGGCAACAAACGAAGTTGCCGGCGTCACGCGATTCTCGGCCGCCGTTGGACTGCCGACGATCGGTTCAGGCGTCGCGCTAGCAACAGTCACGCTTCCACAACTGTCAACCGCAACGTCTGGAGTCACACGGGCCAACATTGCAGGCAATGCGTTCTTCAGCCGTGTTGCGTTTCCGATGCTGGCGAACAACGAAACGATGGACAGCGAATTTACGTTGAGGATGACGGGAGAATCACTGGCGTTTACCAAAGAGGCACCGTAGTGCAAATCGAACTGAACGATCATATTGGCGTGTCAATCACGGGTGAGCCAGTCAACCAGAATCAGTGGGTGGTGATGTGCGACGGATTGCACGTTGGCTACCTTCAAAAAATGGAAGGCGCGTGGCTGTCGTGCATTGTGTTTATGGACGAAGCGACAAAGCAGGAATTGATTGAAGCCGTCAGCGTGGCGGCAAACCAAAAGATCGGCGGGGCGGCTGTTCCTGTTGATCCGGATTTTTTGAAAGACGAGGGTGAGAACGATGACGACATTGACGAGAGCGACTCTCGGTAAACTGACAAAGAGAGCAACGAAGGATATTGAGATCGACGGTAACGCGGTGCGCATTCAGCGGCCTACACCGTTGGAGCATTCACAATACCAGATGGCGTTGGTGGACAAAGATGGCAAATGGAACGCGACAAACTTGAATGATGCAATCCTGTTGCTTGTCGCGCGGATGTGGATTGACGGTGAAGGCGAGCGGCTATTCAAGGATTCGGAGACGAAGCAACTCGGATCGATCGATCTGCTTTTTTACCAGCGACTATCCGAAGCCTGTCAGCAGTTTACGCGAAACAGTGAGGCATCAGAAGTGTTGGGGGAGTCAAGAAAAACCATCGTCTCCGATTCGCCTGTCGAGTCTGCCTTGAGCTTGGAATAGACGATCCGGAAGCGTGGCTGGATTCGATATCTGAACGGGTGTTTGAAGTATGGTGGGCGTACTATCAATGTGAGCCGTTTGGATCACACTGGGAACAAGTGGCGTCGATGTGTTCAATGATCCATTCGGCAAACTCAATGACGGCGGCCAGTCGAGGTGTCAAAATGGAACCGTTGAGCGTGGTTGATTTCATGCCGTCTGATTCAATGACGTGGAAGAAACGAACGCGACTCGGCTCCCGTGGAATTAAGCATCCGAAAGCACAGTCGCAAATCATTATGAAAGCGTTTGGGTTCCAATAAATGCCATCGATTACCGCACTCAATGTCCGTCTCGGAATGGACGTCTCAAACTTCAGCGAGGGGGCAAACCTTGCGAAGAACGAAGTGACAAAAGTCGCTACGATCATGCGGCAATCAGTGCCGCCAGCCGAGAAGTACAAGCAGGAACTCGATTTGGTGAATCGTGCGTTCAGTGAGACCGGAAAGCAATCCGTACAGTACGGCAACGCGGTCGAAAGTTTGAATCAGAAGTATAAGCAGGGCCAGCATTCTGCTGAGGCAGTTGCGAAAGCACAGGCGGAAATCGCACGGACGGCGGCTGTAGCGGCTGAAGCAGAGAAGCGGCTAAAGGACGAGACCGCACGACTGGCCGAAGCTGAAAAGCAACACAACGCTGTGATGGACAAAGGCAAGGCCGTCACGCAATCAGCGGCGACAGCATCGGAATCCTACAGCCGAAAAATCCGCGAGTTACAGGCACTGCTTCGTGCCGGTGCAATCAGTCAGGAAACGTATCGTCGATCGGTTGAGCAGACAACCAAGGCGATGCGAGAAACGTCAACAGCATCAGGCAGTGCGATGTCATCCATTAAAGGATTGGCGGCTGCATACCTTGGCGTGCAAACAGTAGCAAAGTCGATCAGCCTGTCGAATGAGGTCGAAGACGCAACGATAGCCTTCGAGGTTCTTACCGGAAGCGCAAAAGACGGGGCGATTATCTTTGAGCAGATTCGCAAGTTTGCTGCGGAGTCTCCGGTCACGTTTAGCGGTGCCACACAGGCAGCGAAAACGATGATAAGTTTTAATGTCGCCGCACAGGACGTAGAAGCAAACCTGCGAATGCTGTCAGATGTGACGGGCGGAAACAACGAACGTTTCAAGATGATGTCTTTGGCGTTTTCGCAGATGTCCGCAGCGGGTCGCCTGATGGGGCAAGACCTACTGCAAATGGTCAACGCAGGCTTCAATCCATTGCAGCAGATTAGCAAGACGACCGGCGAAAGCATGATCGAGCTGAAGAAGCGAATGGAGGACGGTGGCATATCAACCGAGGAAGTTCGCAAGGCATTTCAAGACGCGACAGCGGAAGGCGGAATGTTCCACGGCATGACAGAGCGGCTGTCGGAAACCGTCAGCGGAAAGATGAACATCGCGTTGAGTGACATGGAACAAATGCTGGCACGGGTCGGGGAAGAATTGGGTCCGCTGATTATCCAACTGCTGGGTGTGGCAAATGATTTGAAGCCAGCGTTTGAAGTGGTGTTGTGGATCATTCGAAAAATATCAGAGGGGCTTGGTTTTACAATCGCAGTCTGGACAGACCTAATCAACAGTGTGACAAATTTTGAGATTGACATGACGGCTACAGATAAGTTTCTTGATGATCTTGAAAAGCGAAATCGAGAACTTGCGGCGGCGGAAAACAATCAGGTTCAGGGCGTGCTCGATGAAAAACTAAATGCCGTTAATGAAGTCGCCAAAGCCGAACGCGAGGCCGCAAAGAAAACCGAAGACGAACACCAAAAGGCGATCGAGAAGACACTGAAGGAAACAGACGAACTCGTTAAGAAAGCACGGCAGGACGCTGAGGACGCGGAGAAAAATTGGCAGCGTGAACTGACGGACGCACGCAAAGCGGCAATGGATTTCTTCGAGGAGCGACAAAAGGCGAACGAGCAACGTCGGGCGGATGCGGCTCGTGGTCCAGGTGCGGGCATGGAAGCCGGATCAGCAGAGGCGGTCAAATTTGCGGCGGACGCTGTCAACGCACGCATTGCGGGTGCGGCGGTGCCGGATTCTCCAGAGGCGACGAATCGGGAAATTGCAGCAAAGACAGTCGAGCTGCTCGAAGCCCAGCGAGAGGCGAACGCACAGCAGGCAAGACAGATTCAATTGGCAGAGCGGCAACTGAAAGAGATGGAAGAAAACGGTTTCAGGAGGCTTAGATAAATGGCTGACTTAACAAGCATCACAGCAGTTCGCCCAACGTCGAACACGACTTACACTCGCGTGCAATATGGGGCGACAATCTCAGCCGGTCAACCGATCGTCAAGAGCGGCACGACGTACGTTTTGGCGGACGCGAACGCATCATCGGCACTTGCGGCAGCGGAAGGGATCGCGATAACGCCAGGTTTATCTGGTGGCTATGGGTTAATGGCTACAGGCGGGGCTATTATTCTTGTTGGCACTACGATGGTTGTTGGCACGTCGTACCTAGTCTCACCAACGGCGGGACGCATTATGCCGGATGCCGATCGGTCAACGGGCGACTATGTGACAAGACTCGGCACGGCATCCGCTACAACGCAGCTTGATTTGGCGATTGTTGCTACGGCAGTGGTGGTGCCGTAATGACGCATACATTTCGAGGGGAGCAAAGGCCTGGTCAGTCATCGATTCGGTCGTCCGGTGGCCTGCCAGTTTTAGATGAGACGTATCATCATCTGGTGATCGCAGACAGTACAACGGCAGACAGGCTGTCGATTCTCGCAACGACGGGCGTACCGGTTCCTGGCGTAACGGTGTCGTCATGGGGTGCGGCAATTTGCAAGCATGTTGACGCAGTGAGACGACCGGATCAGATTCTTTACTGGGACATCACATCAGAGTTTTCCAGCGACGTTGACGAGCGGCAAAGCTCATTCAATCCGCGTACAGATCCGCAGGCATGGATTCCGGTTTATGAAACAAAGTTTGAGCGATTGCAGGAAAACGTCACGAAAGATGCGGCTGGGACGGCAGTTGCCAACAGTGCGGGCCAGCCTTTTGAAAACGGTATTATTCGAGCACGGTTTATCCCGATATGGGAGTTCTTCCAGTTTGAGGCCGATACCGTTACGGATCAAGATGTGATTGACAGAAACGAAGTTGTCAACAGTGTGACGTTTCAAGGGCGTGCTGCGAAGACGCTGCTTTGCAATGTGATGTCATCAGTGATCGGCTACTATTACGGAGAACGACGAAGGCTGACAAAGTATTCGCTTAGGTATAACGTTGCGACGTGGCAGCACAAGCGGCTTGATGTCGGAACGGTTTATCTGTCGGCAGGCGAGCACTTGCCATACCTTGATAAGTCTGGAAACGTGATGCTCGGCGGATTAAATGGGTCCGGTGCAAAAGTTACTCCCGGAACGGCACCATCCGTGCTCACGTTCGATATGTACACATCTGTCGCGTTCGCTGCGTTTTTGAGGACGTGAGATGGCAGATGAACGCACATATGGATTCAGCCGAGAAGATGCAACATCGCTAGTGCAATCGATCAGCAACGCAGAGGGCTGGTATCCAGAAATTAAGCCGCGTGGGGGCGGCACGCTTCGAGTGCAAGTAATCATGACCGAGGATTTGTTTGCAGCCGTCAACACAAAACGCGATCCCTCAACCGCATCGGCACGCATCCTGCAAAGAACGTCAGGCGGCGACCTATCGCTATCAACCGACACGGTGACAATCGTTAATCGGTTCATGCACATTAGCGTCGATGCTGGCACATACGCCAAAGCCGAATGGATCGACGGCGAGTGGCAGTTGTATGCGGCGGATTGTTCAGCCGGTTCTAGTTCGGGAAGCATCTGATGCTGCTGGGATGCTGTCATTGTGATGAATCGACACCACCAAGTGACTCGACACCACCGAGTGACTCAAATGCAAGTCAATCTGCGAGCAGTGCGTCAGAATTGTCATTCGATGTCTTTCCTACATTCGTTTGTAAGTGTGACGTTGTTCCAGTCCGGTGGAACGTGACGCTGACGGGATGGGACAGAAAAACACTTTGGACAGGGCATGGGCCATGCTGTCAAAGTATGAACGGAACGTATACGTTAATACGGAATCTGACGCCGCCAGCTTTCGAAAAACCGGCAGGGTACGTAACATGCGTCGAATGGAGGTCTGCCGAGGCGACGCGCGATGGAAGCAGTGTGCAAGCCGTCACTCCGCCATGCGGAGACGTGATCAATGCAAGGCGTAAAGTCTACTGCCATTTGGCTGTCGATGATCCGTCGCGAAGTATCTGGAAACTGTTTATTACAGTGTGGCATCTTGGATTTGTAAACACATTCAATTCGTCGGTGTTTTGGACATCGGAGATACTTACAGGAAATTCGTCAACGTGTCTATATCCTTCGTTTACGCTGAGATCAGATGGGCATCAGCAATGTGATGCAGGATCTGTATCAATGGTGCCAGGATGAAATTGTGCCGAGATCGATCCGATATCAACTCCGCTACGCATTTCGGGTGCGATAACACCGAGGACTTGATACACAATGGCGTAGTGCCGATTCAACTCTGCCAAATGTGCCCGTATGCCAAACCTCTAGCCGTTGGGTTCTTTGAACAGACGCAAGAGCTTCTGATTAAAAAACAGCGTCACGGTGAATACAGAGCAAATCCAAAGCCATGTGGAGGATGTCCCGGCGAAGTAAAACGCCGCAAACCCGATCACCCGTTCGACCTGCAATTTGTCTGGCCATACTGGCACGGTGGAGCCAATGGTGACGAGATTCGATTCTCAGTGAGATCAGTCGAGAAGTTCTACGATGGACGTGCAAAATGCACAGTGATCGGCGACAAGCCGCCTTGGTTCACAGGCCACTACATCCCGCAGCAGCGAGTGCCAAAACGCACCAGTGCAAGAGCCTATCGCGACATGATCACAAAGGTCTGGACGATGGCGACACACGCGGAGATCGATGAAGACTTCGTCTGGATGATGGACGACGTGTACTTCGTCAAGCCGTTCACGCTCGAACAGATTCAGGTCCCGCGTGCTGAAAAGTGGCATCCCAGCGACTACAATACATGGCAGCGTCTCAAGGGTGCATCGATGGAAGCACTGACGGCGGCGGGGCATCCGAACCACGATTACGCAACGCACATGCCGCACTATGCTGAAAAGGAAAAGCTGGTCAAGCTGTTTGAAGATTACGA